TTACAAGAAATCTATGAGACACTCACGAAGCAGATTCCCGAAGCCACCGACACCGCCGCAAGTGGATAGAGAGATTATGTTGGGCGAGGTGCCGCAGCGGATGCAGCAGACCATGGACATCTCACGGGAGACGGTCGCCGACTCGCAGGAACGACTCGGTGACACTGGTGTGCTGCTGCGTGAGTGGATTGAGTGGTGCGAAAGCACTGGACGCGCCGCACATGCTGCGGATTTGATCGAGCGCAGCCGTGCGGAGATGCGCAATCAATAACAGCATGGATGCAACGACCGCCGAGGACACACAGAAGAAGCTGCAAGACCTGCTCGCGCGGGTCGCTGCTGGCCATCCGTTGTCCTATGCGGAAAGCGAGTTCCTTAAGAGCCGCAACACCCAGCCGCGCTACGAGACTCAGAAAGATGTGGCCGACTTTTTCTCGATCTCGCCGGGCGCGTTACGTCGATGGGAAGAAAAGTATCCGGAAGCGTTCGTCAAAGGGCTAAACGGCTACGACATTGAGAAGATCAAGGCCGCAAGGCAGCAGTTCTTGGCCAGCGGCAAGTATACGCGGCTAAACGATGGCGACACGATCAACGTGGAAGGCGTGCAGGATGTGGCATCGCTAAAGGCGCGCAAGATCCATCTGGAGTGCCAGAAGCTGGCCACCCAGATTGAGATTCTACAGGCAAAGTACGTGTCCGTCGATGAGGTGCTGGCGCAGGTGCGCGCGGTCATGTATGCGATCAAGGAGAAGATCAAACGCATTCCGCCTGAGATGGCATACGAAGTCAGCGGCGTGTCACCGGCGGAGGCCGAGGAACGGCTGCTTGTCTGCATCGACAAGATCCTGCGGGAGATGGAGCACGAGGATTACGTCAAAATCGAAGAGCAGCTAAAGGCGAAGAAGGTGGATGTCGAAATGATGGAAGTCGAGATTGCGCCAACCGAGCCAGTCAAGCGAGGGAGACCGCGCAAGAGCTAATGGCATTCTCGATCTACCCATTGATGGCGGAGGTTTGGCGGCCAACGCCTAAGCTGCCGGTAGACGAGTGGCTGAGAACGCACGTGCGGTTCGAGCGCGGGCCGATCCTCGGGTCGTTCGATGTGCGCAATTCCCCGTGGATTAAAGCGCCGCTTGAAGAGCTGCGAAATCACGAGACGCGCGAAATCATCTGCGCGTGCTCGGTGCAGAGCGCCAAGACCGCCCTGGCCGAAGGCGCCATGTTGTACCTGATCGCGGAAGAAGGCGGGGACATGTGTCTCTACCTGCAAACAGACGAGCACGCCGACGAGTTCCTAGACACCCGGTTTAAGCATCGGATTCTGGACTGCAAGCCGGTGCGGGCGATGCTCAACAAAGGGGACAAAAGCATCCAGAAGCGGACGGTGGCATTCGCTCACATGACCCAGTACGTGATGGGCGCCAGCAACATCCACAACTTGCAGAGTAAGGCGGCGCGCTATGTCATCGGGGACGAGGCCGCCTACTGGACGCACGGGCACATCGACGAGTCACGCAAGCGGACAACCTCGTTCGATGCGCGCAACTCGAAGCGGATCTACGTCTCAACACCGATGAACAACAGCGGCGAGTTCTACGAATCGTTTACCGCCGGATCATGCAGCGAGTGGCATGTGGCTTGTCCTGCGTGCGGGGAAAAGTGGCCGATGGTGCTGGGTCAGCTCAAGTGGGACGGTGAAGGCGCCAAGCTGGCTGACGGCAAATACGACCTCGCGCGGATCAAGAACACGGTCAGATACGAATGCCCCTCGTGCAAAGTCCACCTCAAGGACGAGCCGCAAGTCCGCCGGCAGATCGCGAACAGCGGGTTCTATCAGAATCAGAACTCGGCGCCAGACCCGCGCGTCAAGAGTTACCACTGGAACGCGCTGACCGTGCCATGGGTAGCGTGGGACACGATCGCCAGCGAGTTCCTAAAGGCCGAACACGCGCGGAAATTGGGTGATTACTCGCCATTGGCGGAGTTTGTGCGCAAACGACTGGGTGAGTTCTGGGATATGCGGGAGTTTCAGAGCGAAGAGGTCAATTTGTCGGGTGGTTTCGCGATGGAGGAGCCGTGGGATCAAGAGTTTAGGCGTTACATGACCGTAGACGTTCAGCGTGACTATTTCCGCGTCATCGTCCGACTTTGGGCGCAAAACGGCGAATCTAGGCTCTTTTACGCGGGCGAGCTGCACACATGGGCGCAATTGGCTGACTTGCAGAAGAGATTAGAGATTACCGACAGGCGCGTGTTCGTCGATTGCGGGTTTGAGCGGTATCAAGGGGAAGTTTACCGCCAGTGTGCGGCCAATAATTGGATCGCATTAAAAGGCGACAAAGCACAATTCTTCACTTGGACACTGCTGGACAAGCGGACCGGTCGCAGCCGGTCAGTCAAACGTCCATATTCGCAGATCCAGCACGTTGATTCCGGTGTGGGGCTTGCACGATCCAAAGTCCGCAACGCTCGACAGGCTGACTTGTGCGACCGTATTGTCTGGAGCAGCGACTACATCAAGCTGGTTCTGCATCGGCTGCGCGCGGGCCAGGGTGCATCGTGGCAAATCGCGCACAATGCGCCAAAGTGGTATTTCAAAGAGATCCAGAATGAGGTCTTTGTCACCGAGAAGGACAAGCGGACCGGCAAGAACAAGACGTTTTTCAAAAAGCTGGGCGAGAACCACTCGTTCGACGCCGAAGCCATGCAGGTGCTGGCCGCCTGCATCGAAAAGATCATCGGGCAGGCCGAAATCATCACAAACGAGGCAGAGTCTGTCAACGCTTGACAGACAGAGTGACTTTATGGGCGGACCTTCGATTTTACGGTATGCTTCTCTGCAATTTTGCGAGACGCTTTACGATCAGTGTCTTTCGGCGCTGACCGAAGGGCAGGGCACCATCGTTATCAGCACATCGGGCGGCGGTGAGTCCGAAACCCGCGCATCTGGATCGGATGGCGGCATTCCCGTCATGACTTTGATGCGGGCTGTGATGCGCAGAATGCACCAGCTCGACCCCGTAAAGTATCCGGGTATCTCCAACCGCCTCAAACCTGACTTTTCAACCTTTCCGCTATGAGTTTTATCGAACAAACGATCAGGTTTTTCAGTCCGGCAACCGCCTTGCAACGCCAACGCGCGAAGGCGCAGCTTGAGGCGGGCGAAAGGACGGGCTACTGGCGCGTCGGGGCGCAATCATCGACCAATCGCCGGGCGAGCGGGCAATCACTTGATCAGCCAGATTCCAGCCGCAACCATACCGACCGGGTGACGCTCATCCGGGAGGCTCGGTGGCTGGAAGAGAATAGCAGTGTGGTTAAAAGCATCCTGCGCAAGTACCGCACCTTTTCGGTGGGCCGCTTGCAGTACGTGCCGCGCACAAGCTCCGAGGAAGCCAACAAGGCAATCACGGCCTACGTGGAAAGGTGGATGTCGAGCTGCGACCTAACCCGCCGGCATCACTTCCGGGTGCTGGCCGGGCTGGGCGTTACATCCATGAAGCGCGACGGGGACATTGGCTACATCGTGTCAGAAGTGCCGATGACCCAGCTCGACGAGATGCTCAAAATCAGTCCGATCCGGCTGCAAGCCATCGAGGCTGACCGCATCGGCTCGATTCCTAATCGCAACGGGACAGATGCAAAACCGTTTAAGCCGCTTAAGAGAGGCGAGCAAGACTTTTCCGGCGTCGTCATCGACTCGACGGGCAGACCGATCCGTTACCGGATCTACAATCGAAGCCTGACCGGCGAGTCCATGATGCCTGCGCTCGAAGTGCCGGCGCAGGAGTTCTTGCACTTGTTCGACCCCACCCGGTTAGACTCTTATCGTGGGTTCTCGGCATTTGATGCGGCAATCACCGACATTAAGGACCTGCAAGAAATCCTCGCATGTGAAAAAATATCGGTGAAGTATCTCTCGTCGATCAGCGGTGTCATCAACAACGCAGACGGCAGCGCAGACCAGGACGTTTCGCTCGACACGACGCACAGCGACTACATGAGCGATGCGGATCGCTTGAAGAAGGTGGAACCAGGGGCGATTCAGTACCTCGCAGAAGGCGAGTCGTTTAACCCGGTCGATTTCAACCGCCCGTCGCCGACCTTTAACGGGTTCCTCGACACGCTTGTTCGCTCGACCGGGCTGACCGTCGGGCTTCCGTTCGGGTTTATTTATTCCTGGGCGGGACAGGGCACAGCAGTCAGGATGGAAGCGGCACAGGCTGCGCGTGAGTTTGAAATGACCCAGCTTACGCTGGAAGAGAAGTTTCTGTATCCGATCGTCATGCGGGTCATCGCTCGTGGCATCCAGCTCGGGCACTTGCCAGCCGTCGCGGACTTTGATGCCGGCGAATGGCGCTTTCCTGCTAAAGTCACCGCCGACATCGGGCGCGAATCGAAGGCGCTCATCGACGAGACCATGGCCGGGATTATCAGCAAGACGCAGATTGCGGCGGATCGCGGTGAGGATCGCAACATTATCCGCAGTTTGCTGCGTGCGGAGGCCATGGAGCTTGTCGAGGATGCGAAGATGGTGCAAGACGCATCTGGCGGCGTGCTGGATCTGCCAACCGCCATCTACATGCTAGAGCGGCGGGCACCTAACGCGCCGGCTATTCCGGCGCCAGCGGCTGCGCCTGCGGAGGAGGTTGAGGATGAAGAGTCGCCAGAGGACGAGGCCGAAGATATTGCCGAGGATGAGGCAGAGGCTGGTAGCACTGATTGACATCGGGGCGGCCAGTATGCTCGTCAAAGAAGAGATTCAGACATTCGCAGCGTTCCAAGGCAAGGTTTCAGGAAATACCATCATGGGTGTTTCCTTGATTCAGGAAGGCCCTGCACTCGGTCATGGGGTGTTTGTGGACAAGCGTTCGCTGAACAAGTTTAAGTCACTGGCAATCGAGAAGGGACGGGTCAAGGCAAAGCTGAATCACTTCTCTAGCGTCCAAGACACGGTGGGCTATTACGAGAATTTTCGAGTCAGCAAAGGCAAGCTTCTTGCTGACCTGACCCTATTTGACGCGCACAGCGGAAAGGAGATGCTACTGGAGATGATCAACGAAATCCCGTCCACTTTTGGCGTCAGCTTGATGTTTTCAGCGGATGCGCCAGAGTTGGACAAGGAGAGTGGCAACTACATGACCCGCCCGCGCGGCTTGTACTCGGCTGACTTTGTAGACACACCAGCAGCCAACGCTGACGGCGTGTTCTCGGCTGACGAGATTGACAGTGAGGAAGATGTTATGCCAATTGACCCACCGGCGCCTGCGCCAGAACCTCAAGTTGATTTTTCCGCTCTGATTGCGGAGCAGTTCGCCGCGTTTACCGCCAAGTTCGACGAAGTGGCTGCGCAATTCGCCGCTGACAATGCCAAGGTGTTAGCCGAGTGTGAGGCACTTAAGGCCTACGTGGAAGCGTTGCAAGCTGGTAACAGCGACATTGAGCTGCAAGCTCGACTGGCCGCCGCCGCTCCTGCTCCTGCTGCGTTTGCCGCTCCTATCAACGAGCCAGAGGTTAAAGTCCCAGCGATCTCCTACCACGAAGCCAAAAACCAAGCTATCGGAACGGCCACCGGCCTTGATCGCTTAAAAGCGGTTCGTGCGTTCACCGAAAAATTCCCAACCGAAGCGGTTTACGTTTCGGCCAACTCATAACAACTTTCTTACAAGACCATGCCACAAGCCAATCTTCTCGACATTGCCAAACTTAACGGCTCCGACACCATCGTCGGGCTGATTGAGGAAACCCTCACCTACGCTCCCGAGGTGCAGATCATGCCAGCGCGCACCATTCGCGGCACCTCGTACAAGATCGCCTCGCGCGTCTCGTATCCTGGCGTCGGCTTCCGCGCGGCAAACGAAGGATCGACCCCGAGCAAATCGGAGTTCGAGAACCAGTTGATCGAGTGTTACATCCTCAGCGGTGCTGTACAGGCCGACGTTGCAGTCGCTCGCGCCTACGAGGACGGCGAACAAGCGTGGAAAGACATCGAATCTATCGGCGTCATGCGCCAAGCGATGATCGAGCTTGGTTCACAGGTCATCTACGGAACCTCCGTTGATGCGAAGGGCTTCCCTGGCCTGCAAGCAATCCACACCGCGTTTAACTCCGGCCTCGTGGTTGATGCTGGCGGCACCAGTGCTGCTACCGGCTCCTCGGTGTACGGCATCAATACCGACACCCAAGGCGTCCAACTCGTGTTCGGCTCCAGCACCACCTTTGAGCTTGGTGAGTGGCGCATTGAAAACGTCGGCACCTCTTCGGTGTACCCAGCGCACGTTGCAAACTTGACCGCTTGGGTGGGTATGCAAGTCGGCAGCAAGTACAGCGTGGGCCGCCTCAAAGACGCCACCGCTGATTCAGGTATGGGTGTTACCGATGCCAAACTGGCCGAGTTGCTCAGCAAGTACCCGGTTGGCTATCGTCCAAACTATTGGTTGATGAACCGCCGCTCGGCCTTTCAGCTCCAGACCAGCCGTTCAACCGCCTTCTCTGCTCTCGGCGCTAAATCCGCCACCGGCGCCGAAGTTTTCGCTCCGTTGCCACTTGAGTCCAACGGTATCCCAATCGTCATCACTGACTCCATCGCGAACGATGAAGCTCTTACCGCTTAATCTCTAAAGAATTACTACAATGGCTAACGAATTTTCTCGCAACACGCAGGATGCGGACCTTACCAAGGCGCGGCTCCTGACCTCCGCTGACGGCAACGTCACTTCTCCCGACATCGACCTCGGCACCAACTCCAAAGGGTTTTTAACTGAGGAGCACGAGCTTGAGGTTTTGATTCCTGCGTTGACTGCCACACAGCTCGCCTCGGCGGACACGCTGACCATCCTCTTACAAGGTGGATCGGCAGTCACTCCAACCACGAGCCTAAACATCTCAGCGGTGCTGACTGGCACAGGTAGCGCAATCCCTCAAACATCCTTCCGATTTCGGCTTCCTGCCAACTGTCCGCGCTACGTGAACGCCAAATTCACCACAGCCGGCACTACGGGCGACATGAGCGCGGTGAGCGCCTCCGTCAGACTGCTGACCTAAATTTTGGTGCTGGGTGTTTTCATCGTGGGCGGCTGACAGGGTTCTATCCTTGTCAGCCGCTTTTTATTGTATGACCTACGCTCAACGCATCGCATCCGCTCATGGACGCATCCGCACCAAGTTTGGGACGGATGCCAGCGGCGCGCAACTTTACGTTTGGCACAACAACGTGCAGATTGCGGCGTATCAGCCAACCGGCAAGAACAGCCGGAACCTGATGGCTCAGATCATCGTCAAAGACGACACGGTAAGCGTGATTGCGACAAAGGCGCAGTTTGCAACCGTGCCAAAGATCAACGACGAGATCAAAATGGGAACAGTGCTGGCCACAGCGGTTGTGTACCGCATCGACAGCGTTACCACTACGCAGATCAGGCCATTCTACGACTTGGAGCTGATTGACCCAAACATGGAGGCGACGGCGGCATGAGCGTGCAGATTAGGATTGATACAGATAATTTGGAAAAAGCGATGGCTGCTTATGCCAAAATGAAGAAAAAAAGCGATATTTCTGTTGTAAATAAAGGAATGCGTTTTTGGCTGCCATTCGCTGCAAACAAATTAAAACAAAAATCTACAACAGCCGCAAGAGTGCGAAATGAGTTGACCGGTCAAGCCAAGCGGATCAGTCGAGGAGAAAAGAAAAAGAAAACGCAGCTTACGAACACCGTGGCCGCTGCCATCATTGCGGCACGACTACGCAAGCAAGGCCGAAACCATTTCCCGCGCGCATCTAGTGGGCCAAAATCCTCAGCGTTTGTGGGTGAGTTTTACGCTATGACGGAGCGGTTTATTAATGCGCGGGTGCGTTCCATTGGCTACCTTGCGGCTGGTTTTATCCCGGCTTATAAAGCGTTTAATGTCCCACAAAAAGGAATGCCTAAAAATCAAAAGCGTTTTAACGGGCGCTCAATCGGCACTAAGGCGGTTCCAGTTTCAAGCGGCAAGGTCACAGCTTTTGCCAGCGTGAAGCGACTGGGCGCCTTTCTAGTCGCACCAAACGCTTTTAGTTCATCCATTCCCGAAGTGCGTCGGCAGTTCATTCAATGGATGAGAGACGACGTGAACGAAGTCGCCAAGAAAACAGGATTCAAGAAATGATCACCTACCCAATCTGCCCCTCCGACCGACTACAGCGGCGCCTGATCACAGTGCTAGACGACGAGCTTTTGCCGTTATCAGCATTCACTGGCTTCACGCTCTGCGACGACCGCGAAAACGATGAGGTCAAGCTACCGTTCATCGTCGTGCGCGTGACCGAATCCGATGAAATCCCGCAGGCCGGGACCGTCTGGCACTGCCGTCTTAACGTAAACATGGTGGAGGATCGGCAGGAGGCGAATCTGATTCTAGGCGGAGACAATCGACCAAGGCACGAGCTGCGGGCTGAGAACATTTCCGCGCTGCTCTTCGGCGTCTGGAACACGACCACGCTGGGCCAGAAGATCAACGCAATCAGCAACGGCCAGGGCGTTTACGTGCTGAAACAGCACAGCAACAACATGACGCCGGGATCGAGTGAGAATGACACGCTCTCTACTGAGTACGCATTCACCATTATCTGCGCATCCACGCAGCAATGATTGACATCAACTCTTAAAATATGCCTGCCGTCGCCGCTTTGATTCAACACGGAAACATTCCATCCTCAACGCTGCTGGATGAGAGCAATGCCGTTACTCCAGACATCCTCGTTCAGTCTTTGACGATCACGGCTGCGCGTGACGAGAAGGCTTACCTGAACGCCGCTGGGGCCACCTTTGGGCTTGAATACCGCAACCCAACGATCACCTTTGCGTTCGATGGTTACCTGTCCAATAAGACTCTTGGACTGGCCAACCAGCATCCAGGGACGGAAGTGACCACTCTAGCCAACTTTGCTGCCCTCACCTACGGGTTTGACCCGAATGACGGCACCATGATCTTCATGGACCCAAACCGCTCGGAGACCAACACCGAGATGGCCAAGACTACCTTCTCAGTGAAGCAATACCCATTCGTCGTCTAATTATGGAAAGCTGGATCGCCTGCACGGACGTTGATGTTGCGTCCGCCTTCATGACCATGGGCGTTGTGATGAAGCCAGTAGTGCAGGTGCGGGCGGACAATGGAAAGGAGTACGTCACGATGTACCTTTCCACAACTTCGGTGACAATGCCGGAGATCAATGTCGGGCATCTTATGAAGGCGTTGATGTCGGGTGAGCTGCAAAAGCTCGATCCGCATCACGAGCTTCTCGGCTACTTAATGGCAATCAAAAACAGACACGCGGCCAAGCGCGCGCTTGACTCAGCAGAGCGGCAAGTGCTAATTACGAGGAAGGGCACCACGCGGACGGCTTACGTTCGCGAATCCATTACCAACAAGGGAATGGAAATGGCTGACCGATTCCTTGCAACTGGCCGACCATGATAGACATTCAAACCCAAGAGGACGACGGGATTTCACTTGTAAACCTGCCAAACGAGCAGGAGCAACGCAGAACAGACGCATTCAATGCGGACTATGAGTGGAAGGGCAAAACGTTTGAAGGCGTCTCGTGCTCCCGGAAAGACATCTGGGTTTCGATGTGCCACAAGTCAGGCTTCCCAACGCTTGACGCCTGCTTTGACGAGTTTTCGCTATTCGCGCCGCTCAGCAAGGTGCTGATTTTCGTTTGCATCACTCCGACCGCACAGCTCCGCAAGCTGCGCGCGCAAGGCATCCAAGCGTTGATTGATGCGTGTGATGACTGGATCGACGCCAACATCAAGATTTCAGAAGAGCGTGATGCGATCAGTCTGGGGCTGCGCATCCTGAACGACTCAACGGCCAATCAGTCCGAGGTGGTGCAAACAGCCGGCGCCGAGGGAAAGCGTTAGCCAGTCCGGTGTTCCAAGCGCACTACGTGTCATTGGTGCGACCCGTGACCGGACTGACGGAGCAGGAGATTCTGTGGGAATTGCCGCTCTGTCGCGGGCTTGCATACTTGCATATCGCACTGGTCAAGGAAGGCATCGAAACCCAGTGGGTCGGGCACGACATGATGGAGGACGAGACCATCAAGAACGCGATGGATTACATCCAGCGGCGTAAGACGAATCGAGTTGTCAACTCATTGACATAACCAGCAAGTTCATGGCAGCTACGCTAGACGCATCACTCAGGCTCGATTCCAGTCAGTTCACGTCTGGGCTAAGCGAATCTATGCGAAGAACAAACGACGCCGTTTCTCGGATGTCGTCGGCGTTTTCTATGCTGAAAAATATTGCCATAGGTGGAGCAGTAGGATCAGCTTTTGCAACAGTTGCTCAAGAAATAACAACCACTTATGTTGAAGCGGAAAAACTCCAGAATGCGTTAAAAGCCACAGCGGGCAGCGACATTTTAGGAATGAGTCAATATGAGCAATTAAAAACGCTTTCTGCTGAAATTGGAATAAACATGAGCATTGCAGCAAAAGCGACGCTGCAATTGCAAGCCGCCGGAATGGCTGCATCAGATGCGTTTAAAGTAATTCGAACATTTCAGAACGCAGTAGCATCAAGCGGAGGAGGCAGCGAAGAGTTGGCGCGACTGCTTTATGGATTTAAACAGCTTTATGGTTCAACAAAACCAGTTCAAGAAGATATTAATCAAATTAACGAAGCGTTAGATGCGGCTCCGTTTTTGTTTAAAAAAGCCTTTGGATCAGATCGTTCTGAGGATCTTCAAAAACTTAAATTAAGCGGCCAACAAGTAGCGGAAGCATTAGTAAAATCGGCAGAGGCAATGCCTAAAATGGCGCGCGGATTAGGCGGTCAAATTGATGCTATTAAAGCAAAATTTGAATCATTAAAAGAAATGATGGGCGAGGAAAGTTCTGGAGCAACAAAAGGCATTGCTGGCGGGCTCGCCTCTTTTTTAGATTATATAATTAAAAAAAGAAAAGAAATAAAGGCCAACGAAGAAGCCTTTTCTATGTCGGCGGCTGGGATTGATCCAAAGAAAGAAACTGAAAAACAAGCTGCTGAAATAAAAGCTGCTGAAGCAAAGAAAAAAGCGGAATTTGACACATTAAAAGCGGCAGCGCAGCGCAAGAAACTTCAAGAAGCTTTAGATAAAGGCAATCAGGAAAACAGAGACCTAGACGCTATCAAGTGGCAGAACGAAGAACGGTTTTATCAAGAAAAAGCTGCCAGAGAAAAGCAGGCGCAGGACGACGCCAAGAAGGCAGCCGATCAAGCCATCTCCGACGCCAAGGAGCTGCTAAGCCTGCACGAGGACACGGTGCGCAAAATCAAAAGCGTACAGGAATCCGTGTACTCGGCTCAGCAGTCCATGGCCGGATCTGATGCGGAGAAGCTGACCAACGCTCAACAAGCATTGCAGGCAGAAGGCGATGTTTTGATGGGCGACGATCCGGGCGGGTTCGACAAGTTGACCGTCTCGGCGTTCGAGGATGCAGTTAAAAACGGTCGCAACGTGACAGAGGGGCAAGTCGAGCAGTACAACCGCATTATCGGGCTTAAGGAGGAGATCCTTGGTCTTGAGCAAAGCATTACAGACGAAGCCGAAAGAGGGGCTCTTGAACTGCGCGACCAGAACCGCGAAGCCGTGCAACGCTCAATCGAAAAGGCAGGCCGCACGCCAGCGGAGAGGAAGCAGGAGATCCGGGACAACAACGACATGCAGCGTCAACGGCGGAGAGCGTTTAACGACGACGTGCGAGATGAGATGACTCGGCTTAAAAAGGAGGCTGAGGAAAAGAACAAGGGCAGGAATATCCTTGAACGGGAAAAAACAGATCGCGAAGCATTCCGTGAACAAGCGAGAAAAAACATCACGCCAAAATGGGCCGACGCTCTTCCTAAAGAGGCAACGCTTGTGGACATCAGAGACATTTTGAAAAACCTTGCAGCCGCTTAACTATGCCAACGCCATCCACAAACCACACGCATTGGCCGGGATCAACAGATCCAATCCTTGCAGAGAACGGCCTGCGCTTGTCCGTGTCCGAAAGCGGATGGGACACGATGACCCTGAAGTACTGGGCGCGCACCGACACGCCAGCAACGTATGCATCAACCCACTTTGCGACCGGGATGCAGCCAGCGTTTTACCCGAACATGTACTTCAATGGCGTCAGCGTCACGCAGGAGGGATCAAACATCTACTCATTCGACGTGCAGGCGGCGGGTTTGCTCGGTGCTCAGGCGGTCAAGCGCTCGGTGTCGAGCAAGATTCAGTCGTACAAGACTGGGCTGGGCACGGTGCCGGGCAGTTCGCCACCGAACACGGGCGAGATTCAAGGCCAATACATCAACCTGAGCTGCACGTTCCACCAAGTGACGGAGTTTTTCCCGAACACCGCCACAAGGCCGGAAAACGCTATCGCACTCGGGGCGCTGCCACCTCCACCAACAAACCCGTTCACGTCACTGCCGACAACTCCAGTCTACAACTTTCCGTTTGGCTGGATTCAGGACGGACTAGAGATCGAGACAATCAACGGCGATGGCGTGTCGATCTACCTTGTAAAACAGTCGATGGTCTACATCTACGAATGGATGCCGGGCTGATATGCTGCCAGAACTTCCAGTCATCGACCCGAAGGTCAACGGCGGACGGTCGGGCTGGCTGCTCAACCGTCTGGTCGATCGCATCAAGCTCCAGCGGCTGCTCAGCTCCGAGACGGTCATCATCACCGAGACCAAGGACGGCCAGATTATCGACCGCCTTGGCTCCGGCGGAGTGGCCGCTCCTTTCGCTCTGGGCTTCGCTGTGTCGCTTGATGGCACTAATGTGGTCGTCGCACCCGGTAAGCTGCTGTACCCGCTCTGGGGTGCCATTGTAGGCGATAATCCGACGCCGGGCGACTGGCAGCGAGAGGTCAATTACATCGGCGGCACTTTGACCGGCACGGTGACACAAGTCTGGCTCAGCGTGCTGTGGTCCGAGAATGATACAACCACGACCGGACCACTTGGCACTACCGCTTACAACATCTCGGGCGCTGCGGGTGGACGCGGTGGTGGCGGTGGTGGCGGCGGTGCAAACAGCGGAGTGTGGCCGGATATTGTGGGAAGAGATGGCTCCGGCGGAGACAGCGGAGATTTCACCGGTGTTGGCGGCCAAGGAGGCATTGTGGAGGATATTCTTACAACTCCGCCAACTAGGGTGACCGGACTCGGCAACAGCTACGGCGCCAGCGGCGGTGCTGGCGGCTACGGCGGCGCAGGGGGCGAGGGTGGCAGCGTTACCTTTACTCGTGCGACAAAAGCAACCGCGCAAATCCGCAAGTGGAGCATCAACGGGATCTCGCTACACACGGCCAAGGGCGCATCGAGTGAGGCCGTCTCGTGGATTCAACTAGCAACTATTAGCGGCACGAGCATAACGCAGCACGTGGCGGGCAGCATCTCAATCACGCCACCGGCCATCACCTTCATCATCGCCTGATGCTCCCAGACATTCCAAACTTTAACTTGGGTGACGTGTACGTTCTGACCGGCAAGACGCTTGAAAAGATCGTGCGGCGGATCAAGATGCAGACTCCAATCGAGGGCGCCAACATCCGGCTGGAGGAGACCAATGCGGGCATCCTGCTACACGCCGACCAGCAGGTGGAGGTGGCGCCAACGGTGGCAATCAATCATGACTTCAAGGCGTCACTACCGGCCACCAACTCTCTCGATATTACGGTGGGTCGGGTCATCGGCACCACATGGGGAACGCCAACCATGAGCAACCCTTTACCGACTGACTGGCTAGCGGAACAGTTTACTGTCGGGCCTTCTACGCTGGCTGTGGCAGACGGTCAAAGCGTGTGGTTGCGCATCCAGCTTTCGCAGACCGACGCAAACATGAGCGGCGCGCTTTCGGCCATAGGCGCGACGAATTTGTCGGTCACGACCGGCGGCGGCGGTGCGGGTGGTGACGGTGGGGGAGGCGGGGCCGGCGGAGATGGTACGGTCGGATCTACTGGCGCAACCGGTCAGGCCGCATCGGGACAGACTGCTGGCAGTCCCGGCTATTACACGCCTGGAGGAGTTAATTCGACATCAAACTCCGAATCAGGAACACCAGCCGAAGGTGGAGATGGAGGCAACGGAGCAGCAGGCGGAAACGGACAGGTCAAATCGTTCACCCACTACACGAATCTTTTAATGGTGTTTAGGCGCTGGCAAATCACCTCTGCCAGTCTTGAGGTCTCTGCCAGCAAGCCAACCGGGTCACCGGCCACCAACATCTACATTCGGATCGCTTCACAAACGGGCGGTGTAGTCACTCAATATCATGCGGGCTCGTACCACGTAACGCTGCCAGCAGCTACCTTTATCAGCTCCTTTGTTCCCTGAATTTCCCAACTTCTTCGGCAATCTGCACTATTTCCTCAAAGGAAAGACGCTGGCCATGTTTCGCAAGGCCATCTATGAGCAGATGCCAATTGCTGGCAACGGCATCACGCTGCAAGAGACCGAGGACGGCATCATCGTATCAAGCAAGCAGGGCAGAGCGACGGCTACCTCCAGCGTTATCGACTTCACAGGCGTTCTGTCCGGCGAGAACGTCGTCATTCAAGGAGGCAAGGTGCTTGGCGTCTCGTGGAGCACCTACGATGTAAACAACCCGAGCAGCGGAGGATGGACTGAATCGGTGGCGACGGTAGCCGGCGCAACTCTTGCGGTGGCGACCGGGTTCTCTATCTGGCTTCAGATCGGATTCACTCCATCAACAGGCCAAGTAGTTGGCGCTCTCTCGGCTGCGGATCAAGAGACGCTGACCGTCATCGGCGGCACGGGTGGCGGAGGCGGCGGCGGTGGCGGAGGCGGATGCGGAGGCAAGACCACAGGCGGAGAAGGGGCAAATGGCGCGGCTGGAGGCAATGGGTCAAGCGGATCTCCCGGCACTGGTGGCGCTGGTGGCGCCGCCGGAACAAACTCTCCACCTTCAGAACCAAAAAATGCAGGAGATGGAGGGCAGGGCGGATACGGTGAAGGAGGGGAGGAGGGTTTGCTTGTGCAATTCCTGAACTACACGAAAGCTGCCGCAAACATACGAAAATGGACGGTGTCGAGTGCTTCGTTTGTAGTGTCGGCCAGCAAGCCTTCTTCTAGTGCGACAACCGCCAACCTCCGACTTCTAACCCGATCCGGATCGACCATCACGCACCATCAAGTCGGCAGCGTCTTTATCAGCCTGCCGACCGTGACATACATCTAAGATTGACATCCCACCGCATTTTATGCCGAACATCTTCGCGTTGACGCTTAAAGCGCAAAACAGCTATCCGGGCAACTCGGTCATTCCCTCCGCAACTCAGCAGGTGCCGGACTTGATCGTGCGGGAGGAGGGTTTGATCTCGGGGGTGTTTGAGGCTTATGGAAGCGGAGCAGTCAACACCCTGACGGTCAACTCAAGCTTTCAGATCAGTTCCGTTCTCAACGGTGGCACGGCTGCATTGCTTACCAATCCGATCACAAATGCCACTCTGGTTTTTAACAACCTAAAAGGCTTTTATGTGACCGTGACTCGCCGTGACTCTACTGTTGCGCCTGCTTCGGTGCAGCCAACGGCAACGTCTACGACTTCATTGGCCATTGGCACTGGAGCTAAAACATTCACAACGCAAACAGGCTTAGCGTATGTTTCAGGGATGCGGGTGAGAGCGACTGATGCAGCCAATACCGCAAACTACATGGAAGGAACCGTTACGAGCTACACTAGCGGGACAGGTGCTCTTGTCATGGGTATTGATCGCATCGGTGGAACTGGCACTATCGCAAACTGGTCTTTAACTGGAATTGTTTGCGCTCAGCTTACGGCAACCGATTTTTGCGGGCTCACAATGTCTCCAGCAATCTCGATTCGCGAAAACGGTTCATTCCTTTACAACGCTGCGTCGGCTGTAAAAACAGCTAACGGAAATGTTTTGAGTGTTTTCCTTAATGGAACAACCGGGCTCAACGTCAACATTTTGGTTCTAGGCTCTTAATCTTATGCCATCCACATTCAAACTTTCCACGCTGCTCCAAAACTCCTACGCAGCCAGCGCGGTCCGCGCTCCCATTCGGCATTCTGTGCCAGAGATTAACGTGTCGCTTGCCAATCAATGGAGTGTTGCGGCTGAGTTCACTGCCAATTCTGCAAATACGATCACGATCGGCGGAAGTGCTGCAAACATTCAGGTCAATAGCGTTGTGCAGCTCGACCCAATCACGCGCGCAACCATCATCCCGGCTCGGGTGCTGGGCTACATCATTTCGGTAGACGGACCAGCCAACGGGTCCGTTGCGGTGGCATGCTCAGCATTTGGCAAGATCACGTTCACATCAATCAATGTCGGGGTGGGTGGAGTTTTGAATATCTACAATCCAAGCGCGGCCAACGCTACCGCTGCGGAAGTCTTGACTATCACGCCTCCCGCTCCTGGCTATACAGTCAGCGTTGTCGCCTACGGCTCATCTACGCTGCTCGTCTAACCCCCTCCAATACTGCGCTCGGTAGCGTGCGAAATCATAGTATCGCATACTGGTTCGACTCCGGTGCAGTAGCCATTGACAGACGGAATGCGATCAAGACATGGAATCTGTCACGCGCGAACAACTTCAGGATTTTGAGTCAAAGCTCAAGATTCTCGACTTGGTGGTCAAACTAGGCTGGGCGCTGCTTGTCGGCGCCTTTATGCTGGGCACATGGGTGGCGGCAATCCAGATTGCGATTAACAGGCAGACGGAATCGCTTAGGGATGTGAAGGATGCGATTGGTGCGACTAACACCACAGTCCGCAATCTGGAGATCAAGGACAGCGCGGACACGCAACTGCTGCGGTCAATCGTCGAGAAGCTCGACAAAATTGACAACAAGCTGAATCCGTAATGCCTGCACCCGGACATCCTATTTTTGGCAAGCGGCCAGAAGTTCGGCGCGCGAAAGATCTAACGGGCAGGCCGGTCATCAAATCCAATCTCATCCACGCTACGACTATGAAATGGCTTTCCAACAAGATCCTGCCTTTTCTGCTAAACTGGAAAACGACACTGGCTGGGGTGGCTCTTATTTTGCACGGGTTGGGCGCTGTGGTTGATGCTCTCTTGCAGGTGACCGATGGAGTGCCTCTGACGCTGGAAGGGCTGCAACTGGCAACTGGCGAGATTATGGCCGGCGCTGGTTTGATTGCTGCGCGAGACGCGAACAAATCTAGTCAGGATTCTAAAGTGCGATGAAAACCATTTTGCTCATTCTCGCGCTTGGCTCGTGCTCGTGTGTCAGCATCCAGAAGATGCCAGATGATTCGCTCTTTCCCGACAAGAGCGAGGACTGGCGCGACGGGTTCAAGGCTGGAATGATGGAAGGCTTGCTTTTGTCGGTGACACTTGCTTGGTAAGCATATGAAATTCTTCACATGGTTCAAATCACTCTGGCATCGCGACGCGGTAGCCAAGGCCACCGAAACCGCACGACTACTAGTCGCTGGCCTGTCGAACGAGCAATTCCAAGCCATCGTGGACAATGTGACGCTGGCCAGCAAGATGCCGGTGAGCGGTCTTGATAAAGCGATGCGGGTGCGTGAGATCATCACATCTCCTCGCTTTACGCTGACGCACGGTACACCGCCCTGGGTGCAGCAGGGTATCGACTTTGCCAGCGTCATCGTTCAGCTCGCGTGGGTAGTGGCAAAACTTACCAAGCGCATCTAATGCCAACGCTCCAAGCACTCCTTCACGTCGCGTTCTTTGCTCTCATGGTTGTATGCTGGTTTTTCATGCTTGGCTGGATTCTGAGTTCTTTTTCCCCATGACCAAGCGCGACATCCAACTCATTCAGGAAAAGATTGGCGCATATCCTGACGGCGTGTGGGGGCCGATGTCGCGCGCAGCTTGCCAGAAGCATCTGGACCGCTTGCGGCCAGTACCGGTGCAATGGCCGATGCAGGACGATCAGTCACTCATTGCATTTTACGGCCAACCGGGTGACGAGAGCAATCTGGTCAATCTATCCGTGGCCGACCTTGGCGTGCACTACGAAGGGCAAGAGGTCAAGAGTATCCGCTGCCACACGCGGGTCGCATCCAGCCTACATCGCGTGCTGACTGCAATCAGCAAAACGCATCCTTACGTGCTCAAGCAGTACGCGGGCTGCTATAATGACCGCAACATGCGCGGCGGATCGCGTAAGAGCTTGCACGCGTGGGGCGCTGCGATTGACTTAATGGCAGGTTCAAACGGCAATAACACAGCCTGGCCGACAGACGCATCCATGCCGCTGGAGGTGATGGAATACTTTGCCGATGAAGGCTGGCTTTCCGGCGGGGCTTATTGGTCCCGCGACAGCATGCATTTTCAAGCCACACGATGACACGCACAATCTCACTCTCTGAAACGACCGCCGATCTTGGCATGTTGCCAGTGTTCTCGACGACTCCGCTGCTGATCACGGGGGCAGTACCAGCCGCGCCGGCAATGTCACAGTGGGTGCTGGAGCTGTGGAAGCGCCAGAACGACGCCAGAGAGGTGGGGGCGACGCCACTGGCATCATCGGCTGGCTACGTGGCCGGCGGCGCCGTCACGTTCGTTCTGACGGCGGCACAGATGAATCTCGTGCTCTCGGATGAGATCAACAGCAACAACTATTGGATCGCCATTGGCGGGCTCGACAGCAACGGCTTCCCCTACCTGCTGAGATCCGGCAACATCGAGGTGATTCCGTCCGGCCTGTCGCTGGCTCCGGTGACCACCATCGCGTTCTCAGTGGTCAATGAGGTTGTCTCGTTTGCTTACAACGGAGCCATCTACCGCTTTGATGCGGTGACCGACACGCCACCTGGACCGATTGACGGGGAGGTCACAGTTATTGACGGAATGATCGTCGTCACCGTTGATGGTGTCAGTTATTCCGTCCCTGCTGTTTCCTAATGAGCGCCGTTACCACGCCAACCAATGTCTCTCTGATCCAACGCGACGCCTCCGGCGACAATCAATGGATTGATCTGCTGGGAAGCGCGAATCCCGGAAAAGCGATTGGGTTCAATGACTCCGGCGTGCTGACGGCCATCTCGACGTTTGGCATCCAGTACGTCAAGACGTGGGCGCAGTTGCAAGCGGCACTCACGGCTGCCGGTGTTGCTGGCGGCGGCACGATTTTCATTGATGGCACGATCATCATTCCGCCGAATACGGTTTCGCCATTTGGCGGAGCGGGGGGACTCAATATTACTGTTCCAAACGTCGTCATCACGGGGCACGCAAACGGCAAGTCCGTGTTGAAGCTGCAAACCGGTGTCACGTTTACAAGCCAGACTTACAGCGTAGTCAATATCAATGCGAATAACGTTCTCATTGAAAACATCACGATTGAAGGGACCGTAGTCAATATCACATTTAATGGCGTATCAAGCCAAAGAAACGCTATTGGCATTCACTTTGGCGGCGGAGTGCCAGTTGGTGGCATTTCTCCCGGCATCTCAGACACTACGATTAGAAATGTTCACATCTTTAACACATTCAGAGCGATGTGGCACAGTGGCGGACCGGGCTCGCCAATCCAGCGCAACCTCAGCATTGTTGGTAACAAGATCCGCACGTCAGGTGCTGGCGTCTACCTTGAGTGGTCAGTGGATGGCGTTTTGATTTCGGAGAACTCAATCGTGGGCGACGGTGCAGTTTATGACGGCACCAAGTTTTCAGTGGAGAACTGCATCTGGGTGGGAGAAGGCATTGGCAACTGCCGCATTGTTGGCAACAACTGCGCGGACCACCAGCGCATGGGCATTGAGGTTTTCTGGCCATTCAAGAACACTATTGCCAACAACGCGCAAGTTTCCCGAGGCAAGAACAGTGCGGGTGTGGTTGTCGCTAATAATACGATTTCCAATACTGGCTCGATGGGCATCTCGTTTGCAGGTGCTCGAAACTCAGTCGTCGCAAACAACACGATCACAGATTCTGTTTTTGTCGGCCTTGAGATCGTGGGAGACGACCGAAACACTCAGACGCAAAAGCCGGATCGGATCGTGAATGCGCTAGTCATCGGAAACACGATCAAAAACGTGCGGGCGACACCACGTCGGAGCAAGACCACGGCTCCGGCAGATCCTTGGTTGTATGGCTATTCTCCAATCGCTCTTGACCCAACAAACTGCACTCTGCCATCTCAGTCGTTCAGTAACAGGGTGCCGCTTACAGGAACTGCTCAGTTTGGCACTGGCCCACACAGTTTTACGTTTACCACTCCACGAGTTTATCCAGAATTTGCCGTAGACAAGCAAGTCCTGCTAAGTAGGTCAGATGGCCGATTCATGATCGGCACAGTCACGATCAATAATGGCGTAACCATTACGGTCAACGTCACATCTCTTAGCGGCAGTCCTGATGGAGCGTTCGGCACATACACGCTCTGCCCTTACGGGCTTCATACGATTTCAGTTCCATCATTAAATCTGGAATGGTCTGGCAACAATTTCATGCAGAACGGTCTGCCAGTTGCGGCTCTTGAAGGCACTGCTATTTTGTTGCGAAACCCATCTACTGCATCGGCTGACCAGTACATGAACGCAACTGTTGTCTCGTACACGCAGGGCGCGACAACGGCGGTCATCTCGATTGGGGCCACAGGTGCCGCCTTTGATCAAAACACATCATGGATCGCGCTATCTTCTCAGATGATCGTCGGTTTGTCGATTGATCAGATCTTTGGATGTAAAGCAATCGGGAACACGGTGGACATCGTTCTTGACTCCAGCTCATCGGTCAAACTTGGGTGTCAGATCCAGTTCTGTGAGGACGTGACGTTTGAAGGAAACACCATTGCACGAGGAGGGCAGCGGTACTTGTTCGTTAACAACTCCAACCGAGTTTTTGTGAGAGGCAACACCTTCAAGGCCGGAACTGTCTCAATGGTGCGAGACGCAACAAATTTCAACATCACCGTGTTGGGTGAAGATACGGTTTTCCCAGAGAATATCGTTAGCACCAACCCCCAAGCATGGCCGTGTTCGCTGTACGCAATCTTTACAAGCAGCTCTCCGGGATATAACGCCAGCCTGCCATACAACAACTGTCGGATCATCTTCAAGGATAACAGCGTTATCCCAACGGCAAACAATGATCTCAAGACGCTGACCAATGGTGCGGCAATCTTTTCAGATCAATACTCGCGGCCAGAATCGACTTTTGGGCCAGCGGTGGTTCTGAAAAACAACTGGGTGGGTGAAGGCTACACTGATGTGGTGAACTGGCCAATCCCAGTGCTCGACTACTCACAGAAGTGGAGCAACAACAGCCAGAACTTTACAGGCTACCGATTTCATATTGATACGTTTCAGTCTGGCTCTTCGTCTCGCTTGTTCGATGTTGCAACAGGGGACGCGACGTACCTTTATCTTCGCACATGGGCGGCTGTCACATCAAACACTCTTGTGCTAGGCGCTCCTAATAAAGGCTTTTCTGTTACCGTTGTTCAAATTATTGACGGAGTTGCAACCCGTGTTCCTAATCCAGCGTTTGCTTTGGCTGCCGTTCCAGTTGGCACGTTTGTCCGCTGCACTGCTTTGAACTCATCCAATGTGGTTCAAGGCTTTATCGAAGGGCGTGTTGTGACTTACAACGCTGGCACGGTTGCCTTCAGTATGCTGGCAACGTACTCAGAGGGAACTCCGGGAACGTATACAAACTGGAGCATTCAATTCGACACCAGCGCCTTGTTCGTGGACAAGGCTTCCAAACTCAACCTCCGCTCCGACGTGGTGCTCGACTACCACACCGGCACCAAGATCGGCACAGCAGCGACGCAGAAGCTCGGGTTTTGGAATACGACGCCAGTGCCGCAACCCGGCACTATTGCAGCCTCAGCAGGTGACACGCTGGCCGCGACGCAAACCAAGCTCGACTTGGTTATCGCAGCTCTCAAGTCCACCGGCCTGATTGCTACATCCTAAGATTGACACTCCTCACGCAATTAAGCCATGGCCACACAAACCTTTAGCCTCGCAGCAGGCGTCACGAGCGCGTCCTTGACGGTCACGCCAAACACAATTTACGGCATCGAAGCAACGCAGCCGGTGTACGTGCTGGCCACTAACGGCGCGCTGATTGCGGAGATGGGCGTCAAGGATGCCATCAACATCATCCCGACTAACACGCCGATCACGATCAAGGCCAAAGACTCCAACACCGCGACCAGCACGGGCACAGTAGTCGGCGCTTAACGCATGACCTCCAACATCACATCATTCATCGCGCCGGCGCTCCCGGTGCAGATTCCGGTCGCATACTCGCCGACCGATGAGCTGCTGATGATGATTGCTGCGACGCTTGGTGGTGCGGCTCCCGCAGGCCCGCACCACGTTTACATTGACGCCGTGTCAGAAGACAAGGTGCGCATCGGATCGGCGGGCGATCTAGTCGTTTACATTTAATACCATGGCCAATCTCAATCTTTCTCAGTTTACAGAAAAGACCTTAGTAGCGGATGCCGACTGGGTGTTCGTGTGGGACACGGCGGGCGCGATCTCGAAAAAGGTGAGTCGGAATAGTTTGCTGAATAGCGGCACTCTCGCGACCTCCGCTCCCGTGACGATCAGCCAGACGTGGGCGGCGGTAGGCCAGACGTTCACGGCGTTCACCGTGAATGCGGCTGGCACGAGCGACGCGAACAGCGCGTCTGGCTCTTTGCTTTTGGATTTGCAGTTAAATGGTGTAAGTCAGGTCAACGTTAAAAAAAGTGGTCAAACGGTAATTAGCTCATTAGGTAGCGCGGCTGCACCATCTTTTATTATTGGCACAAATGCTGGTTTTTATCAGCCAACAAATACGCAGATTTCAGCTTCAGCTAACAACACTGAAGTGATTAGGTTTACCGCTATAGGTATTCGTTTCGGATCAAATGAGCTGGGTTTTGGGGCTTCTTTTAGCAGTAATGACACCATCCTCCTCCGCGACGGAGCGCCCAACACCCTAGCCCTCCGCAACTCCACGGCGGCGCAGACGTTCAATGTTTATGGGACTTATACGAGTGGGTCGGCGTACTCTCGCCTCGCAATCGCCTGCGACACGTCTGGCAACGCGACGCTGACG